ACGCGCTCGCCCACTCCTCCGACGTTGTCGAGGACTCGGTGATCGGCGACACGTACCGTACGCGCAAGGCTACGCTCAAAACGTGGAGCGTGAACGGTGATCTGTACTGGGACGAGACCGATGCCGGGCAGATCGCGCTGACCATCGGCTCGACCGTGACCGTCAACCTCTATCCCGAGGGCATCGCCTCGACCTCCACCTACTACTCGGGCGGCGGCATCGTGACCAAGTTCGACATCTCAGCCGCGTTCGACGGGATGGTCGAGGGTTCGATCACAATCGAGGGCAACGGCGTCCTGAGCACTTTGACGGTCTGAGGTGCTGAATGGATGCTATCGACCTAGTCCGTGAGCACTTCGCCTCCCTCGGCACCCGCAAGATCGAGGTGCCCGAGTGGAAGCTGACCGTTTACGCCGCGCCCGTCACGCTCGCCGAGAAGAACCGGCTCTACAAGAAGAGCAAGGAGAGCGATATGGAGTTGCTCGTTGACCTTCTGATTATGAAGGCCACCGACGCGAACGGCCAGAAGCTCTTCACGGTCGAGCACAAGCCGACGCTGCTCAACAAGGCCGACTCAAACGTGGTCGGCCGAGTCGCCAACGCGATCCTTGCTGACGAGGCGCCGAAGGCCGACGAGCTAAAAAACTAGCAGGCGGCGAGGCTGGTGCCGACCTCCTCGCCGTCTATGCACTAGCGGAAAAGCTCGGCAAGTTCGCTCACGAAGTCCTCGAGATGCCAGCCGCGGAGATGCAGGGCTGGCTCGCTTACTACCACCACCAACACCGAGTGAGACAAACAAATGGCTAGCGCAACCTTTACACTTCGGGCGGTGGATCAGACGCGGGCGGCGTTCGCCAGCGTGCAGAACTCGCTTCAGCGGCTCGAGAATCAGACCAAGGGTATCGCTAAGATCACGAAGCTGGCGTTCGGCGGCGAGGCCGTGCTGGGTACGCTGAATCTGATGAAGCAGCGGCTCGATAAGGTAATCGAGTCGGGCGACCAGATGGGGTTCGATGACGAACAGATCGGGACCGCGCTGCGCTTCGAGGATGCGATCAATGGGATTCTCAAGACGCTGACCGCAATCCCGCTTGCGCTGGCAAAGATCGGGTTCGACATAGGCAATGCCTTCTCTCCGCTGACCGACGGAGAGATCGAGGACCGCGTGCGTCGGCTCAAGTTCGATCGGGCGCAGAAGGAAATCCTCGGGACCGTCGAGGCGACGCGAAAGCTGCAAGCCGAGTTCGATCTGATCGGGAAGGGCGCTGGCGCTGCTGCCGATGAGGCGCAGCGGATGGCCGTCGAGCTTTTGAAGCAGGCCGTCGCCACCTTTGAGACCAACCCGGCAAAGGGGTTTGAGCTCCAGAGGCAGGCGCTTGAGACGCTGAACCGCGCGAAGCAGGGCACGGTGAATCTCGACAAGGAGATCAAGGACGCGCAGGACGAGCTAAACAAAACCCTACCAGAGTCGCAGCGCGTTGGGCTATCGCAGGCGGATTTGATCGAAGGCTTGCGGAACCGCTACGCGAAACTGACCTACGAGGTCACGCAGCTCAATGTGCAGCTCGCCGCCTTCCGCGAAGTCGGCCAGCCAATCGGCGAGACGCAGGACAAGATAATTGAGAAGATCAAGGAGCAGACCGTCGTTTCCGCCCAGCTGAACAAGCTACTTGAGGAGCAGAGCAAGGTTGCGCGCGAGGCCGGGCAGATTACCGCGGGCGCGTTTGAAAACGCGATCTTGTCCGGCGAGAAGCTGCGCGATACATTGCAGGCGCTCGCGCAGGATCTTCTGCGCCTGCTGTTCCGGCAGCAGATCACCGAACCGCTCGCCAAGGGCATCGGCTCCTTCTTCAAAACCCTGCCGTTCTTCGCCAACGGCGGACCGATTACTGGCAACCAGCCCGCCATCGTCGGCGAGCGCGGGCCTGAGTTGTTCGTGCCTTCGACCTCGGGTCGCATCATCTCGAATTCCGCGATGCGCTCCAGCGGCGGCACTCCCGCGATGGGTGGCGTCACGGTCAATTACAACATCGCCGCGGGCGTCACGCGGGGCGAGCTCGTGCCGATCCTCGAGGCCGAGCGGAAGCGACTCAAGGCCGAGATTCCCGATATGGTGCGCCGCGGTGGCGCCTACCGCGCAGCCTTCGCCTAAGTTATGGCTCTCACCTACCCGCTCACGCCACCCTCGCCGTTTCGCATCTCGCGGCTTTCGCTGACTGGCGCGAGCGCGACCTCGCGCAATATCTCGCCGTTCACCTACCAGATCCAGCAGTACAACTGGCCGGGGCAGGCGTGGCTCGGGCAGGTCGAGTGCCCGCCGATGGTGCGCGCGGACGCCGAGGCGGTGATCGCGTTCCTGCTGGCGGCGCAGCGCGGCACGTTCTACTTCCAAGATTACGCCAACCCGACGAACCGAGGCGGCGTGACCGGCACGCTGACCGTCTCGAGCGCGACGGCCAACACCTCGACGCTTACGTTCAGCGGGGCCACCGGCTCCTTCGCGCTGGGCGACTGGCTCCAGATCTCGACGTCGCTTTACAAGGTCGTGCAAGTCAACTCCTCGAGCAGCGTGGACTTGTTCCCGGTCCTGCGCTCGAGCTACGCGGGCGGGACGGCGATCACCTACGCAAACGCGAAGGGCGTCTTCCGGCTGGCCGAGCCGAAGACCGACTGGTCGATTGACCTCGCGTCCATCTATGGCGTGAGCTTCAGCATCGTGGAGGACGTTGCCTGATGAGCATCACTACCGCAGGGCGCACGCTTTCCGCGGATATGGTGACTGAGGTCACCGCGACGCAGCTCGCGCCGATCCTGCTCGCGAACCTCCAGTTCTCGACGCCGGTTTATCTCTGGTCAGGTTACGGCCAGCTCGGCTACGGCGGCGTCACCTATCTCGGCATCGGCACGCTCGGCACCATCTCGCCCGTCGAGGAGACCACGGACCTCGCGGCGCGCGGCATCTCGATGCGCCTCTCGGGCGTGCCGACGGCCAACGTCGCGCTGGCGCTCACCGAGAACTACCAAGGCCGCGCCTGCACGATCCTCTTCGGCGCGCTTTCGCCCACGGCCGGGACGCTGATCTCGTCTCCGGTGACAGTGTTTCAAGGCAAGATGGACGTGATGCAGATCAGCGATGACGGCCAGAGCGCGGATCTCACGATGACCGCGGAGTCGCGGCTGATGGACTTTAAGCGCCCGCGCGAGATACGGTACACCGACGAGGAGCAGCAGAATCTTTTTGCGGGCGACGTCGGCCTCGAGTTCGTCAACGACATACAAGAGAAGCCGATTTACTGGGGGAATCCCAACCAGACGCAGGCGACTAACTGGGACGGCGGCGACAAGACCGGCACCGAGGGCACCGGCTACGAATGACGACGACCGACAAGGCCGCATTGCTCGCCCGCTTTATCGAAGAGCGGCGGCGGATGCCGTTTGCGTGGGGCTCGAACGATTGCTGCCTGTTCGCTGCTGACTGGGTTCTGGCCGCGACCGGGCACGACATCGCGGCGGACTACCGCGGGCGCTACTCGAGCGCGCTGCCTGCGCTGCGCTTCGTCGAGGCAGGCGGCGGCGTCGAGGCGATGGTCGAGCGGGCCGGAGGCGAGCGGATCGACGCAAAGCTGGCGCGGCGTGGAGACCTTATCGCCCGCGAGGTCGGCAACGGCACGGGCCTCGGCGTCTGCATCGGCGCGCTTGCTGCCTTCGTCGCGGAGGACGGTCTGCGCTTCGTGGACTTCACGCAAGGCTCCTGCTGGCGCTTCTGATTTATGCCCGTCTTCGGCACACCTACGGTCTGGATCGCGTTGATGAACGTCTTCAACAACGTCGCGGTCGCGCAGGCGATCACGGCGACGCTGAACTTCATCGCGGTCACCGCGGCCTCGATGGGCGCGAGCAAGCTACTCCAGAAAAAGCCGCCGGGCTTTGGCGATGCCTCGCTAGCTGACCGCACGCAGATGGTGCGGTCGCCGGTCTCCGCGCGGCAGATCATCTACGGCGAGACGCGCGTTTCGGGAACGATGGTTTACATCTCCACGACCGGCACGAAGAACGAATACCTGCACCTCGTCATCGCGCTTGCCGGGCACGAGGTAGAAGGCATCGGCGACATCTATTTCAACGACGAGCTCGCGCTTTCCGACCCCACCTATTCTGGATCAGGCTCCGCGGCCAGCGGTCGCTTTGCTGGCTATGCCGAGATTTACAAGAAGCTTGGGTCAGATACGCAGACCGTCGAAACCAACCTCGAGACGGCGACGTCCGGCCTGACCAACGGCCAATGGACAAGCAACCACCGCCTGCGCGGCATTGCTTACCTGTACGTGCAGCTGGTCTGGAACGAGGAGATCTGGGTCGGCGGCATCCCCAACGTCTCCGCGATGGTGAAGGGTAAGAAGGTTTACGATCCGCGCACCGCGACGACCGTTTACTCGGCCAACGCCGCGCTCTGCCTGCGCGACTATCTGACCGACACGCGCCTCGGGATGGCGATGGACTCGAGCGAGATGGACGATACGGCCTTCACCGCCGCGGCGAACATTTGCGACGAGCAAGTGCAGATCCTCCCGGCGTCGCCGACGACCTACGAGAACCGGTACGAGGCCAACGGCGTGCTGTTCACGAGCGCCTCGCCAGACGAGAACATCGGCAAACTGCTGTCCGCGATGGGCGGGATGATCGCCTACAGCGGTGGCAAGATCGTGCCTTACGCGGGCGGCTACCGCATCCCGACCGTGACGTTGAGCGAGGGCGACTTCGCGGGCGCGGTCCAGATCCAGACAAAGACCAGCGCGCGCGACCGGGTGAACGCGGTCAAGGGCGTCTTCGTCTCGGCCAAGTCCGAGTGGCAACCGACAGACTTCCCGCCGCTCGTCTCGTCCACGTACTACGCGGAGGACGGCAACATCCGGTACTACCGCGACGTAGTGCTACCGCTCACGACCTCGAGCTCGTGCGCCCAGCGCCTCGCGCGGATCGAACTGCGGCGCGCCCGGCAGGAGATCACGATGACCGCGCGGTTCAAGCTCGACGCGATGCAGCTGCGGGCGGGCGATACCGTGATGATCACGAACGCCAAGTTCGGCTGGACGAACAAGGTCTTCGAGGTGATGGACTGGCACTTCGCCAGCGACGGCGAGCCTCCGCAGCTGGTCGTCGAGATGACGCTGCGCGAGACGGCCAGCGCGGTTTACGACTGGGACGTGAGCGACGAGATCGAGATGGCGACGACGCCGACGACGACGCTTCCCAATCCGTTCGCGCTCGACGCGCCGACCAACCTTTCGCTCGTCGCCGACGGCACTACGCAGCTGGTGCAGGCGGACGGCACCGCGCTGCCGCGGATCAAGGTCTCGTGGTCAGCGCCCGCAGAGCAGTTCATCCAAGCGGGCGGGTCGGTCGGCATCGATTACAAGGAGAGCACGAGCACGACGTACCTGACGTGGACGACGGTACCGGGCGACCGCACGCTCGAGTACATTTCGTCGGACGTGAAGATCGGACTGGGCTACGACGTCCGCCTCTACGGACTGTCCTACTTTCAAGTCGCGACGAGCTACGTGACCGCTAGCGTCACCGTGGTCAAGGACACGACCGCGCCGAACGCCCCGACCTCGCTCACCGCAAACGTCGGCACGGGCCGCGCCGTCTCGCTTGACTGGGCGGACAATACCGAGGCGGATCTCTCCGAGTACGGCGTGTACCGCAACACGACCAGCGTGACTCCGGCCAACGCGAACACCGACAAGATCGCCGAGGTCCGCGCGTCTCGCTTTGTCGATACCGAGGTCGCGACCGGCACAACCTATTACTACTGGGTCAACGCTTACGATATGCTCGAGAACGTGAGCGGGTTCTCGAACCGCGCGCAGG